ATGTAAAGGGTAATTATAGAGAAACAATTAGAATTAACGATGATGCCTTAAATAGATTGGGATGGCAACCAAAAGACCAATTAAAAGAATATTTAAATGAAATTAAGTTACGCAATAACGGCTTGTAATGAAGTCGAAGAAACCATTAGATTGGTTAATCAGTTATTAAACTACAAAGAAGAGAATTCAGAAGTTGTAGTTTTATTGGATACACCAAAAGCACCTATCGAATTAGTAGAGTATTTAGAATTACAAGCAAACGCAGACCACATCACATTGATAGAATCTGAATTTGATAATGATTTTGCACAATGGAAAAATCTATTAAATTCACAATGTAAAGGTGAGTGGATATTTCAATTAGATGCGGATGAGTATCTTATGCCAGATTTAATTGTAAATATGGAAGCATTATTAGATAGTAATACTGATAAAGATATGATTGTTGTTCCTCGTATTAATACAGTCGAAGGATTAACTGATGCACATATTCAGAAGTGGGGTTGGAATGTAAATGAAAAAGGATGGGTAAATTTTCCAGATGTTCAAACTCGTATCTATAAAAATTCTGACAAAATTGGTTGGATGAATAAAGTACATGAAAGAATAGTTGGATTTGAATCATACACATCATTTCCAACGGATGAGATATATTGTATCAAACATCCAAAAACAATAGAAAGGCAGGAAAAGCAAAATAATTATTACGATACGTTGTAATGATACATGTTTATTATCACATATATGCAATAGATGGTGTTGAATCCATAGTAGATGAGCAATTGGAATTGATAAATACATTTTTTGATTTTAATTATATTTTAAATATTGGAATTTCAATTGCAAATGAAAATCAATCAATTTGTAACATTATTGAAAAATTTAATAAACCAAATTTTAAAATTAGAGAAGTTAGAGCATTTGGTAATGAATTTACTACAATCGATTTGATTGAAAAAGATAAACAAAAATTTGGTAATTCTGATTATATTTTGTATCTTCATACGAAAGGAGCATCAAAACAACATAATGAAAATGTTATCCATTGGAGGCATTTAATGAATTACTTTAATATTGAAAAAGTAAAAAATGTATTTAAACTATTTGAAAAAACAGATTATAATACATATGGTGTTTTATTATGTAAAATAAATGGTTGTACCTTTTATAGTGGTAATTTTTGGTGGATGAAATCAAATTATGCAAAATCAATTGTAGTGGAAGATTTATATAAAAATAGATTTAATGCTGAAATAGGTTATATACAAAGTGGAATTGATTGGAAACCATATTCATCTTATAACAGAGATGAAATAAATTATTATCAAATTGATTTTAAAAGAGAAGAATATGCAAAATAAAATAACATTTATATTCGATTACAAAGGTGAAGAATGGTGTATGCCATTAGCAATTGTTAATGAATTTAAAGAAAGAGGTTGGGATACCCAAATAGTTTCAATTTCAAATGGAGATGGGTTATTAAAACAATACATAGAATCTGATGACCAACCAACTATTATAATGTTTTTAGATTGGGGTAGATTTGATTCACCTTATTTGAATAAAGAATTAAAACCAAATTCATTTTGGATACAAGAAAGTGGAGATGACCCACAAAATTTTGAAAGAAATTCACCAAAAGCAAATAGATTTCATTATACAATTACACCTGATAAACGATGTGCGGAGGAATATAAAAATAGAGGAATTAATGCTGAATGGATAAATCATTTTGCAGATACTAAAGTTCAATTCCCTATGAATTCGGAATCACAATATGTTGCAGTTACGAGTAGAGGAAGGGGTGGTTCGGAATTTTTAGATTACTTAACTAATTGGGCAGAAGGTGCAATAGGTAATAGAAATGGTATGGGGCCAAAGGAACATACTGAATTTTTGAATAGTGGTTTAATGGTTATTCAGAATAGTAGATGGAAAGAAATCACTCGTAGAATATTCGAAGGAATGGCGTGTGGTAAAATGGTATTAACGGATAATCTACCACCAGAAACAGGATTAAGAGATATGTTTATAGATGGTGAAGATATTGTTTATTATGATGATATGTTTGATTGTATAGAAAAGATGAATTATTATAATGAAAATGAAGAGGAGAGAGAAAGAATTGCACATAATGGGATGATGAAAGTATTACATAATTACACACAAATACAAATAGTAAATAAACTAATAAACGCATATGAAACGTACAGACATAATTAATGCACTTATCCAAAAATATGGATATAAATCTTATTTGGAAGTAGGAACGCAAGACCCAACTTCTAATTTTGATTTAATAAATGCAGAATGTAAAGTATCGATTGACCCATTTCCACGAGGAGAGGTTACATTCGTTGGTACATCCGATGAATATTTTGAATCAATTGATGATAATGCAAAATTTGATATTATTTTTATAGATGGGTTACATCATAATGACCAAGTTCTTAAAGATGTTGAAAATTCATTGAATCATTTATCAGATAATGGAACTATCGTTTGTCACGATTGTTTACCAACCACCGAAGATATGCAAGCTAGAGATGACCACGGAAGAGAGTGGACTGGCGATGTATGGAAGGCAATTGCTGAATTAAGAGTTGAAACAATTGATTTGGATATCAAAGTAGTTGATACGGATTATGGATGTGGAATTATTCGTAGAGGAACTAATATTCCATATGAAACAACGGCTAACTATAAATCATATTATTATTACTCTACGAATAAATGGAATATGTTAAATATTATATCACCAGAACAATTCATACAATGGATAAATATAGCGTAATTATACCAACACTTTGGAAATCAAATAGAATTGGAAAGTTATTATTTAGTTTGATAGAATGTGAATTTGTTGATGAAATTATATTAATAGATAATGCCGGGAAATTCTTTGAACATTTTGAGGGATTAGATAAAGTAAAATTAGTTCAGGTAGAAGAAAACATTTATGTTAATCCTGCATGGAATTTAGGAATTAAAATTGCTAAAAATAATTGTATAGCAATATTGAATGATGATATAAATTTTAATCCAAATATATTTGAAGTGATAACCGAAGATATATTAAATCAGTTTGGTATCATCGGAATGGGTGAGGGTAATTATAAATCTTTAAACATAGAAGGTGACCCTATATTAGAAGTTTGGCAACCTGGTGTAAACGATTGGGGATGGGGATGTTTTATTATGTTAAACAAAAAGGATTGGATTGACATTCCTGATAATATTAAAATATGGTATGGTGATAACTTTATTAAAGATGTAAATCCCGCACCAAAAGCATGTTTACGAAATTTTAGAGTTGATACTGAAATGAGTACAACTTCGGATGAAAAAGAATGGGATGAAATAAAAAAATTAGATTACGAAAACTTTATAAATTATTTAAGAAATGCAAAAGCTACCAATTAGTATAGGGATATTAGCTTGGAATAGTGGGCAAGTATTAGTAGATACATTAACTACATACCATCAAAATGGATTGTTTGATATGGTAAATGATACTACTATTTTATTTCAGGAAGCATCGATGCAAGATGTGGAAATAGCAAGACATTTTGGATTAGATTTTATAGCATTACAAAATAATATAGGAATAGGAAAAGCATTTATTAGATTGACGGAAAATGCACAATATGAAAATGTATTAGTATTAGAACACGATTGGAATTTAATTGAAAATAGAGAAACTACTTACGATAGATTATCATCTGGTTTAGAATTATTGGATGGTAGTGTAAATGTAGTTAGATATAGACACAGAGAGCATCCAGGTTTCCCACATTTTTCATTTAGGCATATTGGTAAAGAACTTACTTATTATGATGATGAGATTGGTGCAACTTCGCCACACCTTTTAGATTCAGTTCATTGGTGTGACCCTAAAAAAGAATTTCCTGAATATATAGGACAATTTGGCGAATACTTTTTGACAAGTTCTAGATACGGGAATTGGACAAATAATCCGTGTTTATATAAAAAACAATTTTATTTAGATGTTGTTAAACCTTTCGCCGGCGTTGGTATTGCATTAGAAGGAAATATTGGTAAATGGTGGGTTCAACAAAATTATGGAGTAGCACATGGAGAAGGTTTATTTACTCACAATGATTGGCAAAAATACGGAAAACGATGAAATATACAATAGTAGGTTGCATAACTAAATACGGAATAGAGCAAATTAAACCATTTGTTGAATCAATTGAACGAAGTGGATTTAAAGGTGAAAAATTGATGTTAGTATATGATATATCCAAAGAAACAATTGAATATTTGGATAGCAAGGGTTGGTTAATAGCACAATCAGAGCCGCAACAACATATCATACTTCAGAGATTTAGAGATATGTATGCTTTATTACAATCATACCAAACCGATGTAGTTATTTGGGTAGATGTTAAAGATATTATATTTCAAAAAGACCCAACTGAATGGTTAAATACTAATATGAATAAAGATATTCTTGCTTTTAGTGAATCATTGAAATTTGGAGATGAAGCTTGGGCTAGGTTAAATGCCGGAACATCGTTTCCAATAGAATGGGAGTGGTTACAAAATGAAGAAATATATTGCGCCGGTACTATTGTTGGAAAGAAAGAAGCAATTAGAGATTTATTTATTGACATTTATAGATGGAGTTTAACCACATCAAATCCTGAACAATTAGCAGACCAAGCTGCATATAATATTCTTATTCATTTAAATCAATTCAAAGATAAGGTTCAATTTGTGAAACAGCAAGAAGGGTTCGCCGCTCAATTGCATTTAAAATTGAAAAAAGGAGATACATTACCTTATACTGAAATATTACCAAACATAGATGGTATTGAAGTTAAAAATGAAAAAGGTGAACTATATACATTAGTACATCAATATGATAGAAATGAAGAACTTAAACAATTAATAGAAAACAAATATAAATGAAAAAAATAGTTATAACATCGTTTGTCATGCCACATGAGTTGGATGATTTGGAAAGAGTATTGGTTGATTTAAATAAAACATCAAAATACGTTGATGGAAACAATTATGAATTTTATGTTTCATTTTCAGTATCAGATTATTTATTTGATTGGGAAAATTCTAAAGTAGATAAACAATTTTTTATAGATAGATTCAATTCATTAAAATCATTAACGGATTGGGCTGGAAAATCCACATTCCAAATGAGAGATGAAATTATGGGAGCATTTCAATGTAAAAGATTTGCACATAAAGAAGTTACGGATGCAACTCATTTTATTTGGTTAGATACTGATATTTGCTTTGATGATAAAATATTGTATTATATGGAAGCGAGTATAGATAGATTAAAAGAAACAGATACTAATACAGATAAATACTTTATAACGCCCGAAATTGTAAAATATTGGGATACTACTTGGGATTGTTTAGTTAATGAAAACTATTTGGATAAACCATTAGATTATTGTAAAACAAATAATCCATTTGCAGAAAGTGGAGAAGTTGGAGATGTAGAGTTATTGACTGTATTAAATAATGTACCAGGTCAACCCATAACAAAATTTGGAGCAGGTTGGTTTACATTGTTATCTAAACCATTATTAGATAGAATACCTTTACCCGAATCAATGGGAGCATATGGACCTGATGATACATTTCTAATGTGGGCAATAGAAAAACTTAATCAAAATGGTGAAGGTATTTATCAATTTAAATTAAAAAACTATATTGTTTGTGAAAATTATATTTATAGAAATAGAGCTCACTACGATTCCATTATAAAAAGAATCGATAGGAAAGAAGAATTTAAAACACAATCATATTCAGTTTTTCAAAGTGAAATAAATAATATAAAATGACACCATTAGAAGCCAAAGAACATCTTCATAGTAAAGGATATTGTAGTTTTAACATAGCCGATTTGGATTACAAATTATTTGATATCGTAAATCAATATAAATGTGATAAAAACAAATCTGAAAGAGAAAATATGACTTTTCTTAGAGGAGATTTCTCTACTTCTTCAGGTGAAATTGGTATAAATACCAACTTTAAATCATTTGAAGAAGCTAATAAAATAAAAAATTCAAAAGTAGCATCGTTGGGTAAAGATGATATAACGCAAATATGGTTATATGGTCATCCAAAGGAAGGAAATAATTCTTTAAGAAAATTATATACAGAAATAACAAAATATTTTTATGATATAGATGATAATGTTGATTTAAATTTAGATATCAGTATATCATTATATAATAAAGGATGTTTTTTAGATGACCATATAGATGGTAAAAGTCCTGTTAAAAATTACGCATCGATGTTAGTATATCTTAATAAAGATTGGAAAGAAGAAGATGGTGGCAATTTAATTTTAAGAGGTGATGATAATATTGATTATAAAGTAGTTCCGGAATTTGGAACTGTAGCTATTATAGATTTACAAAATTTTGATATCTACCATCAAGTAGAGGAAATAGTAAATGATGCAGAAAGATATACTATAATTTGCTTCCCATTTGATAAGAAAAATTTAGCAAAAAATGACTAGAGAAGAAATAAAGTATAAATTAAAAACCGAAGGATATTGTCATTTTCATATTTCTGATTTTGATGAAAAATATGAAGAAGGATTTAAAAAACATATGATTGGTGAAGATGATTCGGATTATAAAAAATTAATGACGGGTATTAGGTTAGACATAACCAATAGAGAATTATTAAATGATGTAGTTTTATCAGATTTATTTGATGAAACAGGTGCTTCTAAAATGTATAATTGTAAAACAATTGAAAATTCTGAAAAAATAAAAAATTACGTTAGAAGCTCTTATCCAAAAGAAGATATATTTCAGATTTGGTATTTTAATGCGGCTGATATGGATATGAATGTTGAAAACTATTATAAGCCATATTTTGATAAAATGGCAAGATATTTTTATGATGTAGAAGAATCACAAAAATTGAAATTTAATTCTCAATTTACTATGTATAATAATAGATGTTTTTTACAAAATCATAAAGATGGCAAAGTAGATGGTAGATTATGTGTAATTCTTACTTATTTAAATGAAGAATACGATGAGAATAATGGTGGATTACTTATATTAAATAAAAACGAATCAATTTTACCAAAAATAGGAAATATAGCAATATTGGATTTATCTAAATTTGATATAGAACACCAGGTTACAGAAGTAGTTGGCGATAAAAATAGATATTGTGTACTTTCATTTATAGGATATCCAAATGCAGAATAAATTATACATTTACGGAGATTCGTTTTCAACGAATTATTCAACTGATGATTCCCACGTCGATAAAGAGTTTTCTTGGCCATATCTTTTAAGAGATAAATTGGAATTGGAAATTATAGACCAAGGACATGCCGGTATATCTAATCAGGGATTACTTCAAATGATTTATAGAAATTTTAATCCAAAAGATGCTCATACTGTTATTATAGGATTGACATTTTTTAATAGAACATATGATTTCTATAAGAATGGTGGTGTAGATATATTACATAATACAAAAGAAAAGCTATTAGAAAAAGGAATATTTGATTATGAAATAGATTTTTATACTAAAAGATTAGAAGATGAGGATGGATATAAAAGATATCTTGAGCAATTATTAGAACAATATTTGTTTATATTTAAAATTATGAAACAATTTAATATAAATTTTCATTTTTGGTGTTTAGATTCTTTA